TAGGTCCTGTAGGTCCTGTAGGGCCTGTAGGGCCTGTAGTTCCTGTGGAGCCGGTGGGGCCTGTAGTTCCTGTAGGGCCTGTGGTGCCTGTAGTTCCTGTAGGGCCTGTGGGTCCTGTAGGGCCTGTAGGGCCTGTGGGGCCTGTAGGGCCTGTATTTCCGGTTGAACCAGTAGGTCCGGTTGAACCAGTAGGTCCTGTGGATCCTGTTGAACCGGTATATCCTGTAGGACCTGTAGTGCCGGTAGGACCGGTAGGACCAGTAGGACCTGTAGTGCCGGTAGGACCGGTAGGACCGGTAGGACCGGTAGGACCTGTAGGACCGGTTGTTCCTGTGGTGCCAGTAGGGCCGGTTGGACCGGTTGGACCGGTTGTTCCTGTTGGACCTGTTGGACCGGTTGTTCCTGTAGAACCGGTCGGTCCGGTTGGACCGGTTGTTCCTGTTGGACCTGTTGGACCGGTTGTTCCTGTAGGACCGGTCGGTCCGGTTGAGCCAGTTGTTCCTGTAGAACCGGTAGGACCTGTTGTTCCTGTCGGGCCTGTAGTTCCTGTTGGGCCGGTATAACCTGTTGAACCAGTTGAACCAGTTGGTCCTGTAGGACCAGTTATTCCAATTGAACCTGTAGGACCTGTGGGTCCAGTTGGTCCAGTTGGTCCAGTTGGTCCAGTTGGTCCAGTTGGTCCTGTATTGTCACCTTTAATACCAGGAGGACCAACAATACCAGTTGGTCCAGTTTCCCCTCGTTCACCAGGAACACCTTGAGAACCGGGTGGACCTGGGCATAAAGCACTAAAGATTGCTTGACTTTTTTTTCGTGCTGTTGAAGATGATGAATATTGCATATATTATATATTAATATAATATATGATTATAATCTTTTAATAAAGATTATAATATAATATATAAACACATCTAAATATTCTTATCAGGTCTAATATAATGTTTATTCATATATTTTTGAATAGTAAATCGTGTCAAAGTTTCCAAATCAACATCTGGTCCAATTAATTTTTCAAGAGCCTCATCCGGAATAACTAATGTCTTTTTTTCAGGATGCGATAGCCCTTTTTCTTGAATATATTGAATTAAATATTTTGTTACTTCTGTTCTAGAAACTTCTGACCCTTCTGGAATATTCAAAAAATTACATAATTCAATTGAAGCAGGAACTGGTAAAACAAATCCAGAAGGTTTTCTTGGTTTTTTCTCGTGTATTTTTTTTGATTGTTCAATAAAAGTATTTGCTATTTTTTTGAAATATTGAAATTTCTTTTCAATTTGTTGAAAACTATTTCTCTGATTATTTATTAATTCCTCCATTTCTTTCAAAACTAATTCCATTTTTTTTACATTTGCAGGAATCTTTTCCGGTTGATTATCTGTCATAAATATAGATACGTAAAATCTATATTTATATTGTTTTATATAAAAGATGTAAAAAAAATCGATGTATATTTAACTACGTTCAGTAGGACGACGAGCAGTCTTTGCCTTCTTTACAGTAGTAAATCCATCAGCGTCTTGAGTAACAGGTGCCTTCTCCTGAACACGAGGACGACGAGTCGAAGAAGCAGCAGCAGGAGGTCGTCTAACATCCTTTCTAACCGGTGCTGCTCTATGAACCGGTTGCTCCTCGTCAGAAGCCACAGCAGCCTCCCTTGACTGTCTACGACGCTCACAAAGAGTTGCTCCACCCTGGATACCAGTTACCTTAGTCGCCTGGAACTCGTGCGCACCCTCAGGGGTAGGAGTAAGAACGAACTCGACATACTCTCCCTGAACAAGATACTTGTATTGCTCATTTCCAACAGAAATATTGCTGTAGTGAACAAAGATATCCTTAGGGGAATCAGTGTTCTCTCCAGTAGTAATAAATCCATAACCGGCCTTATTGTTAAACCATTTGACATTTCCAATCTGTCTATCAGTATTAGTGGTGGTCGAAGTGTCGCTGCTCATAGTATTTACTATATCCATTTATAGTCTCTGCTTTTTATATCATTTTGAAAAATATATTGTAAATATATATGGCATATAAATCAATCGGGTTTAAATCTATAGGTATTTTATTGATAGTTTTATTATCAACTTTAGTATTCTCTATTTTGTATCCATTTTTTATATTGAATCAAACCGAAGGATTAACTGAAGGTATAGGAACTTCTCTTACACCGGCAGACACAGCAACCGTTCAGTCAGCTTTAACAACGTATACAACAGCTGCTACATCGAATTGTCAAACAGCTGTTAATACTATTAATCCCCTAATAGCAAGTGATTCGAAATTATCTATGAATGTAAATCAGGCAAATAGTTCTCCTCTTCCGAACCCATGTGCAACAGTTGATAATATAAATAATCAATCACCGTCAAATACGAATATTATAAATGCCATAAATACTTGCTACGGTGCTAATTATGCTGCCGTTTTGAATTTATTAAACACTATTAACAGTGCAGATATTAAAAGCGACCCTACCTTTTCCCAAATAATAAAAACTCAAACGAATCAGCCAGTTGTAAACGGGCCTCAATCTTCCGCTAATTTAATTAGTACTTATGTTCAGCTTGGTCATACATAAATATTGTTCTCATAGGTGTATATTTAGGAATTTCGTCATATAATAACCCATATACATATTCCATGTATGATTGAATATCTGAATTTGTGTTTTTTACTATAGATATTAATAAGTTCTCCTTTTGTTCCAATAAATATTTATTTACAGGATAATCCAAATCGATAGGAGAACATTCAGTATCTTTAAGTCTTTCTATATTATTCGGTAAGGTAATGAAAGACCCCAGCATCCATAAATAGAGATATCCTATAGATATCAAATCATCGCGTCGGCTATACTTATTCCCTTCGTGGATTCGAATGCTAACAAATATAGGACTTCCTATTATGGTTGTTGATGGTTTATTAGGACAATGTTCTCCATCTTCTCCAATATAAAAGGTAGCCAGACCGAAATCGATCAAATAAATTTCCCCTGATTTTATCATAAAATTCTGGGGTTTAATATCGCGATGGACAACAAAATGTTTATGAATGGATTCTATAATTTCTAGAATCTTCCATATAATTTTTGCCATTTTATTCTCTGTCGGTTTGCCTTTTAGTCGGTAGTCATAAAGAGAACATTCGTATAAAGTCATGACAACAGAGGGTTTGGCTTCGAATTCGCCAAACCAATAAATACTGGGAATTTTTCTTACTCCGGAGATATATAGGTGATTTATCATTTTGATTTCGTGCTTTAGGGTGGATTGACCAATATCGATTTTTATGGCAACTTGTTCTCCTGTTCTCTCGTAGATGCCTTTATAAATGGCGCCGAAGGCGCCTCGCTTTATTTCTGTTTGTAGTTTGTATCTTCCTGCTATCATTTGTTGTTTTATCGCGAGTTTTGTTTATTACATTTACACCCTTGCACTTTGTAGTAAATAACGCCCTTTAGTGCTTCTTATTTTACACCTTTTAACCTTTACTACGTAGTCGCTAATACGAAGTGCGCAGTAAATGCCGATTATATATGATAATTCTGCCGACGTAAACTGTAGGCAGAATTATTGATATATAAAAGGTATTTTATCGGTTACAAAGTTGCTACTACGAAGTGCAAAGTACAGTTATCTAATTACATTCAAATACACCGACCCTTGCGGTCGGCGTTATAGCGAAGTGGAGAATATAAATAGGTGTAAATCTTTACTGGTATATAAAACAATATCCAACCATAAATTAAATGGGAGATCATAAATTATTATTTTTTTCAGCAACAATTTTTTTAATCCATTTGGCTTATTTGGCCATTTTCTTTGGAGTTGCAATTATAAACGAAGTGTATTTAAAGAATTTAAGTACACTCGTTCAATTGGGTGTTTGTTTATTTTTGATTTACCGATTTTTTCCCCTAAAACAAATGGATGTTCTCACTAAGTTAGATAGAACTATTATTTTTTATTGCGCCACATTCTTATTACTTAATGTTGTTTTGGTAGAAGTATATAATTCCTTCTTGACACCTTTGATAGTTTCATTTAATTTTTCATGAAATTTGTCATAAAGATATAATAACTATCCATTCTTCTATGCATTTTCAGGTATCATTACCCTCTGTAGGGACAAGCCAAAAAGCCCCTACATAAAATTGATAGACATTTTTCAATATCTATCAATAATACAAATATAGAAAGCCATGACTAAAATGCTACCTTTAACTTCAATGCTTTTCCCATCCGGACCTGTTCTGACGAATCTAGAAAGAATAGTTGCTACTAGAGCAATCGGAACTTCAGTGGTAACACATCTATATAATGAGTTTTCAATTGAGAAAATTATGTTTGATATTGCAAATATCCATTCCTCAAATCTATGGATATTATCAGCTGCAGCGATTCTCATGTACGGTCAATACAAATTCAATGAAGGAACAAAGTTGAATGATATCGAAGTTTATAATAAATATAGCAAATTTATTCGAGAACTGTTAGTTGTTCTCTTCTTGATTTTGTCGAGAGATGTCCAGAACGCGATTTAGTGAAGAGAATAAAAACAAAGGTATAGAAAAATAAAGATGTTTTTAATATATGGATTTGGATGAAATATATAAGTCAGTTGCTGAAGACCCGACTTTACTTTCTACAATAGACGTTGATGCTTTAATAGAAAAAATGGAAGACAATCATTATTTAGAAAATAAATCTTTGGACGATATTTCCAAAGAAATTTTTTTTGCTATTCAATCTTTAGGACAATATAATAATATTGAAGATGAGAACATCCAAAAAATGTGTGTGCGTTTATCTGGATATCGTCTTGTAGACCGTATTTGTGACCTACGGAATGGACGCCTAGTTCGTTGGATTAAAAAGAAGAATCCACGTATTTTAACGAATGGAGGTTTATTGGTTAATGTAAAGATTGAGAACATGGGGGTCAAATTATTATGCAAAAATAATATGAACCAGTTTTTTAGTTTTTTATTCGACGATTGTTTGATATTCCAGAAGTTGTCCATGGAAGAACAAGTTGTATTGATGGCATCTTCTTCTTGATTGAATCCAAAATAATATATACCTGTATATTATAATGGCAAAAACAGTAGGAGGTAGACGCACACGTAAAGCAAATATGTGGGCTAAAGCAGCTGGTGAGTATTATCGTTCGCATAAAAATGACCCTAAGATTAAAGAGTTTAGAGATGTTTTGAAGTCCCCTGATTTCAAGAAATATTATCTTTCCAAGTATGGAAAGGGTTCTCAAAAAAAGTTTACACGCAGTAACACGAAGACTTCCAAATACCAAAAGGGAGAACCTGAAGAAGAAGTTCAAGAAGAAATCCAAGAAGAAGGTCAAGAAGAAATTAATGAACCTATGAAAATTACAAAGAAAGGTAAAAAGAATGGAAAGAAGAATTCTAAGAAATCCCAGATGAAAGAAGAAGATAATGAATGGAAGTGGGGAGGCTTAAAAAAAGGAGGGGATCCTACTGATGCTCAAGCACAACTTGCTGCTGAAGGACAACCTGTTGTTCCAGTTTCAAACCCTGAAGTTCCCGTACAAGTACAAGAACAACAACAATAAATTCAACCCCGTTTCTTCCTAGTAAATCTCCCCAATCCAAATGATATTTTTTTTGTTTTCGGCATCTTAGTCGATAATAAAAAGTACTCTTTCAAATGATACATTATTTTTTGTGATACTATAAGTGATTCTTGAACAGAACCTCCATTATTCGGTCGAATATGTGAGAACCATTCTCTCAAACTATCTTCTACTTCATCCGGTAAAGGAAATATCAACCATTTTCTCATGAATCGAGTAATAATTTCTTCTGATAATAATCCATGTTCGTATGATTTCGGTTGGATATAATATACCCTATCATGGTCCATTTTTCGATGGTATGTATTATCAATAAAACACAATTCAGAGTTCTTAGGCATCAATGTACATCGAATTAAATCGCTATATATTTTGCTATGCGAGGTTCTCAACGGTTCCACTATTTTATTATTTATTTTAAAGGCATACACTACTTTGTCAAAAAGGTCGGGACATTTAAGCCTCTCTTCAAAATATTCCAAAATTAAATCAACCCATTCTTTAGGGCACTGATTATTAGTATAAAGAAAAATGCTTGAACATAGTCCAGCCTTCTTTTTATAATTTAAAAATTCTAAGATGGAGAAAACACCTGGTCTCAAAAATTCAGGATATAGTTCTAAAAGTTCTCGAAAAATCATTTTTTTATCCATGAATCCCATGTAGGGTTCTATTGCTGACCACATCAAAAACATCTCACCAAATGCCCCCAATGTTTCATCTAAATCAAAAACAATAACCTTTTTACTACTATTATGAGAACTATATGACCCCTGTTGCTTCATTTTTGTAAAGGTTTTGCCTTTATAAATATGTACGGGTTTTCTCTGCATTTATTGTTATTATATATGTTTTATACATAATAACATTCAGAAATAATCTTATTTTCCAGTTGAACCGAACCCTCCTTCGCCTCTTGCAGTAGTTGACAACTCTGATTCATCGACCAAATCAACTAAAATGGGGCAAAGCGACGGATGACACACCTGAACTAACCTTGTATGTTTTTCTACTTGAAAATCTTCGCCACTAACATTTCGGAATGCGCCGATTAAAGGCCCTCTATATCCAGAATCAATAATCCCTGTATGATTTGCCATCATAAGAGGTGTCTTAGAAATACTCGACCTAGGAAACATAAAATATCCTGTGCTCTCATTATTATATCTCATTTCGCATTTCACACCCATCGAAATCATCTGGCTATGAAACCCTCCTCCAATCTTAATATCATCAGGGACAAAAAGGTCAAATCCAGCATTAGGAAATTCATCCGTAAGGATACCTGAGTTATGCTTATCAATTTGCTCCTTATAAAATGTCTTTAATTCTGGAGAACTAGTAGCAAGTTTCAAGATAGCAAAATTCTTCAACTTAGGAGCAATGAAATTCATTATTTTATTTATGACAGTGTTTTTATACCGTTTTTTACTCTTTCTTTTACTCTTTCTTTTACTCTTTCTTTTACTCTTTCTTTTTACTCTTTCTTTTAATCTTCTTTTAATCTTCTTTTAATCTTCTTTTAATCTTCTTTTATTGATTCTTTCACCTTTTCCAAGTTGTCAATAATCTGCTGTCTTTTATTTCTCCATTCCGCCCAAGAAATAGGTTTCTCTTCTTTGTATTTGACTTCTTCTTCTTGATTTTCAATGGCGTCTTGTTCTTCATCACGCTTTTTACAGTTTTTAAGTGCAGAATCGACATATAGTTCTTTTAAAATTTTACCAACCATAACCGAACCTTCGTGTTGGTCCACTCTCTCATCCTCGATTAATTTAAGAATAAGCAATAAACGACCCATGATTTCTAAATCTATTTCTCCTTTAATCATCTTTTTGAAAATATCCGTATAGTTCTCATTCAAGAAGGAAGCGGATTCTTTTAATCGTTCTTCGTCAGTAATTCCTTTTTTCATAAGTTTGTCAAGAACCATAATATCATCCCTGATCTTCATACTATGTTTGACCTTGCGAATATATTCAGTATTGTCCTGTACATCTGACTCTCTTATTAATTTTTTCAAATCCAAACGTTCTGAACTAGTAAGTTTAGACATTATATATTACACGGTTATTCTTTATAAGGCATTTTATACGTAAAATATATAATCAATTCATGGACAAATTTATGATTGATCCAAAAGAAGAAACAGAAATAATAAATAAATTACAAAAACTAGAATCACCAAATTCAATATTAAATATCGAGAACCTATCGGTAAGCAAAGTAGAAAGATTTGAAGAAGTCCCTATTGGACCCACAATGTTCTCTTCTACTACAATAATCATATGGGTTTTCATTTTATTCAGTTTCGTATTTTTCATGATTTATTATTCATTCAAATATACAATGAATGAATCGAATTATATTATTAAAAGCAACGCAAAGAGTTTCAAACTCTCTCTAGACGAAATCAAAGAAGATGTCAAAGAATTTTTAAGAAAATGGATTGAATTGTTTCAATCGTGGAATGAGAACATATCTGACAAATCTAGACAATTCTTTTTTAGACAACATGTAGAAAACAATACTTTCAAATCCAAAAGAACTAAAAAGGGAGACGAGAAAAACAATGAAGAAAACAACGATGAAGAAAAACCTGACGAATAAATATATGTATATTTTCTTCTTGACAATATTTTTGATTATTTTTATAGTTTATTTGATGTATCCATATATTGATGCTAAAATTAAATTATATTTGATAAGAAATCAATTGAAATCAAAACCTTTAGAAAGTTCTCCATTGACATAACAACAATATCTTAAGAATATGTATATCGAATGAAGAAGGATTTTTTAACAATCGCTGTTTTATTTGTAGTTATTATTTCCGTCGCTTTATGGTTCTCTTCGACACCTGCATACGTTCCATATTCAGCGTCTATTTTTAGGAACTATTCAAAATTCGAAGCATTTTCTACACGTTCTGGTCAAGAATATTCAAGCGTTTCTGACAATGCCGCCATTGATGGTCCAGTTACCAATTATTTGATTTCACAGTCTTCAACTGGTCCTAAGGCAGTAGGAGGTTTCGAAGGTGTAGGTGTTTTCAATAGTCCGGATTTAGCAATTTCTGAGAAGTTAGACATTTATTCTCAGGCGAAGGGTTCTCTTGAATCTGAGGGTTATGGTTATTATAATTCTCGTGGTCCTTTAGTATTGACTTCTGAGATGAAGAACCAACTTCAGTCTCGCGGAGGAAACACGACTGGGTGCTCGAGCACTGTTGGAGGTTCTCCAGCTTAAATAATTCATTTGAGCGATTCAAGTCAATAAATATCACGGGTCTGCAAAAAGTATCAAAACATCGAACGCAATAAAAAATCTGTTTAGACCTATCAGGGTCGATATCGATATAGTCTTCGACTATTTTATGAGAGCACATTTTATATTCTAATATAAAATGGGTTTATATATATTATGTGTTAGCCAAAATGTCCAGTAGAATATGCGTTTGTGACAAAAATTGAATTACTTTTTCAATTTATATCAGTGAAGAGACTACGGTAATGTAGCAGATATCCATCCATTTACATGCTCGGTTATTAGAGCGCATATTGAAATCGCTGAATTGAGTACATTTATTACACCGACCAAAAAGAAAAATGAGACAAACTTTTTATAAAAAATAAAAATTTTGTTATTCTCCTTCTCAATAGTGTAAAAGCACCCTAAAGGGCATTAGACTATTTCACAATTACATTT